GGCGTTGTTCCATCGGGTGTTACTGCCCCTGTGATGGCTTCGGATAGTTTCCCAGCATATGTCACTGCTGATATGCAATATCCAGGCGGCGGCTTTCCCGGATACCCCTATCTTTCTCAACTAGCTACTCGCGCAGAATATCGCGCCTTTGCGTCTGCGCTGTCGACCGAACTAACCCGCGAATGGATTGAGTTCACGAGCAAGGAAGACAGCGGCAACGAGACAAGCGATAAAATCAAAGCTATCGAGGAAGAGTTCAATCGACTCAATGTACGCGATGTCATCCGCAAGGCGGCCGAGCAAGACTGTTATTTTGGCCGGGCGCAGATATTCTATGAGATCGCGGGTGCCGATCGGGCGATTCCGTTGATACTTGATCCTCGAACGGTGCCCAAGGGCAGTTTTAAACGCATGACGGTAGTCGAGCCGATATGGACAACCCCAAGCGCATACAATGCACTCGATCCGGTGGCTCCTGACTTCTATCGCCCGACCGAGTGGTACATGATCGGCCAAAAGGTTCACGCATCACGCATGGCGACGGTTATCACGCGAGAACTGCCCGACATTCTCAAGCCAGCATTCAACTTTTCCGGCATGTCGCTTTCACAACTTGCCGAGCCATACGTGGACAACTGGCTGAGAACGCGCCAAAGTGTGGCCGATCTTGTCAATAACTTTTCCATGACCACGATCAGCACAGCCATGGATCAGCTATTGCAAGGCGACGCAGATCTAAAAGCGCGCGTTGATTTGTTCCAAGCATACAAGAGCAACAAGGGGCTGATGCTGCTTGACAAAGAGCGTGAGGAAATGGGGCAGATTAATACCCCGTTAGGTGGCCTTAGCGAACTGCAAGCGCAAAGTCAGGAGCATATGTGCTCAGTCAGTAGGACGCCTGCCATTATCCTGACCGGCATTAGTCCAAGCGGATTAAACGCCACCAGTGAAGGCGAGATACGGGTTTTCAATGACTGGATCGCCGCGCAGCAAGAAGCTTATTGGCGTGCGCCTATTCGGGATGCCTTGATTCTGGTGCAGTTGAGCCTATTCGGGGCGGTTGATCCTAATATTGGGTTCAAGTTTAATCCGCTGACCCGCATGACGCCCGGCGAGATTGCAGACATCCGCAGCAAAGATGCCATATCTGACGGCGCATATCTTGATCGCGGTGTTGTTGATCCGAGTGAAGTGCGCAAGAAGTTGGCAGACGATCCCGATAGTGGCTTTCAAGGGCTTGATGCTGATGCGGTGATTGCATTACCGGATGAAATGCAAGACGAAGGAGATAGCATTGGCGGGAATGATTCAGGGTTTAGCGAGGGAGATCACCCTAGAGCGGGCAATGGGCAGTTTGGGAGCGGCGGCGGATCGGCTGGAAAAAAAGAAACCAAGCCACTTGACCACGGAGAGCTAAACATACCGGGACGAACAAAAAATATAAATAGAGATTTGGATCGGTACAAAAAAGAGCAGGCTGCCGAGTCTAAAAAAGAAACAAAATCTGCCGCACAGACGAAGAGGGAAAACAAGGCAACGGCTAAGGCACTGCTCGAAAAACACGGCCCGTCGCTAATTGAGAAGCATGGCGATAAGTTCGGCAAAAAAGAGCTAATGCACATGTTTGATCAGTGGGTTAAGTGGGAGCCGGAGAAAATGATTAAATTCTCGGAAAAATATGAGAGAGAGTCTGCTGCCGCCGATGATTCATTAACCTACGATGATTTGCTATCAGAACTCGGATCATGATAAGAAAAAAAACAGCCCGAGCCGTGCACGCCAATCGAGGCGCTGAAGCTGCTTATCGAAAGCGTCTGCAGTCGCTGATTGATGAAATGCACAACTCTATCCAATACTGGTTGAAAGCCGCTTACCGCAAAACACCCCCGCGCATGGCAAAGCTGGTCGATCAAGCGCAAGATGCCGCGCCGGTTAAATCTATTTTGCAGCAACTCAATGAATTATCGGAAAAATGGATAAAGCGATTTGATGATGAATCAAAAGGCATTGCTGATTTGTATCTGAAGAAGATGTTTTCCACCAGTGATCGGGCGTTTACCAATGCGCTAAAAGATGCCGGATGGGCTGTTAATTTCAAGATGACGCCGGTTATGCGTGATGCTTTTCAGGCGTCACTTGCTGAGAATGTCGGACTGATTAAATCAATCCCCGAAAAATATCTGCAACAAGTCCAGGGTGTCGTCGCGCGCTCATATTCTGCCGGGCGCGATCTTGAATCAATGGTCAAGGATTTGAAGGCGCTTTATCCCGATGCATCACGCCGCGCTGTGTTGATTGCACGCGATCAATCGAACAAGGCAAATGCGGTAGTTAATCGGGCTAGATCATTGGAGCTTGGCATAACTGAAGCAATCTGGATGCACTCGGGCGGCGGTAAAGAGCCAAGGCCCGATCATGTAGCAGCCAATGGCAAGCGGTACAACATCGCAGAAGGGTGCTTGATCTCTGGTGAATATATCCAGCCGGGAGAGGAAATAAATTGCCGGTGTGTATCTAGGCCGGTGCTTCCATTTTGAGGATCAATAGATTTGCATTATCCATCTTGTCGGCGCGCGTTGGCATGAATTTTAATTCTGTGCAATAATCATTCCCATGGATACCATTCGGCTCGCCTTCGATCTGAAAAGCGCCAGATATTTTGACGCTGATGGTCGTCTGCACGTCACGAGTTCGCATATCTCAAAAGCTGTGGTGAACCCATATTACGGCGCGGAGATTCCAGGTTGGCAGGATTTGGGCCTTGAGAAAGACAAGGTTTATCGACTCCTGCGCGATCCTGTAGAGCTGGAACGCGGCGCGCCAACATTCGCCCGACTCAATATCCTATCTACGCATGACCCGATCACCGTTGAAACGCTGGCGGCAAATCCAGACCAGCGCAAACTGATCGTCGGGAATATTGGCTCCGATGTCACGTTTAGTGATCCATATCTCAATGCCGATCTGTGCATCTATGACGCCGCCGCCATTGCCGGTGTCGAAACAAACCAAATTCGTGAACTGTCTTGCTCGTATCGCTATGTTCCAGTAATGGAGCCGGGCGAATATAAAGGCGAGGCATATGATGGGCGAATGACTGAAATTCGGGGAAACCACCTCGCTCTAGTTGAGGCCGGTAGAGCGGGTTCCGATGTACTTGTGGCCGATAACAACCCCTTTAATTTTAAGGAAACCACCATGAAGATGACCAAACTTGGCAAAGCCCTGTTTGCGACATTGGCGGCTGTATCTCCAGTGCTTGCGGCGGATTCTGCGCTTGCTGCACTGGTGGGCAACGCTAATCGCAAGACTTTTGACAAAGCATCCGCACGCGATAAGTTGATCGCGCTTGATGCGACCCTTAGCCCCCAGCAACTCGACAATGTGATTGATGCGCTGCTGGAAGTTGAGCAAGACCCAGAGCCGACGCAAGCCGCCGAGCCTGTGGCCGCAAGCGCCAAAGATGAATCCCCCGCCGACAAGGTGCGCGCCATGCTGGCCGGAAAGGTCGATGATGCAACCATCGAATCAATTTGCAGCCTGATGGATGCGCCAGCCGCTGCCGAAGATGAAGGCGATGACAAGGTAGACAAGAAAGATATGGAAGCCGCAATGGACAGCCTTCGTGGTCGTTTGCGTGATGCCAACAAAGCATCTTTGGAAGTTCGCTCGGTCGTTGGCGATGTTGCAATGGACTCTGCCGAAGAAATCTACGCCTTTGCACTGGACCATCTGAAGGTCGAGCATAAAGACGTTACCGGCACCCCAGCCCTCCGCGCCTTGTATCGCCTGGCCGTCAATAGCGCCAAATCTGCCCCAGTGCCTTCATTGGCTGCTGATTCAGCCGGTCTGGATAAACAATTTCCGCAAGCTGCCCGCTTCGGTCGCGGTTAAGAGGTAACACATCATGGGTTTTCAAACACGAGTTAATTCACAGCAAGCGCCAGCAGTAGCCGGTGATTTTGCTTCATCCAATCCACGGGCAACCGTCATTGCCCCAGAGGCTGGCTTTGTGGCTGGTGCTGGTGGCGTTGTTGTCGGCAAGTTCGCATGGGTGGATGCCGATGGCCGTACCGTTCACAGCTATGGTTCCGCCCCAGCCGCTCCCGATGGCTTCGTGCATCGCGAAGAAAATGCACTGATCACGACCTACCTGGGCGAGTCTTCAAACGTCATCCCTGTCGGCTTCCCGGTTGTGCTGCATCGTTCCGGCGACTTCTACAGCCTTGTAGAGGGTGCAACTGCTGCCACCAAGGGCGCGGCTGTTTATGCTGGCTACTCTGATGGCTCGATCAATATTGGTTCGGCTCCGGCTGGCTTCTCTGCGACTGGTTCTATCGGCGCAACCTTCACGGCCACTGGATCAGGCACCGATCTGACTACAAGCGCAGTAACTGGCTTGATCAGCATTGGCGATGAGATCAGCGGCACCGGCGTTCCTGCTGGCACTACCATCGTGTCGCAGACATCCGGCACCACTGGCGGCGCTGGCGTGTATGTCACAAGCGTGGCTACCACTGCATCAGCGGCAACAGTGACATCGTTCGGCATCGTGCTGAATATCACGGCGGTGGCGTCTGGCACTGTATCGGTGGGCGATCCGGTTAGTGGTACTGGCGTGCCAAGTGGCGCGGTTATTGCTTCTCAGGTTTCCGGTACCGTTGGCGCGATTGGTGTTTACACAATCAGCGTTGCGGCAACTGCCTATGCGGCATCAACGGCATTAACAGGCGTGGGCGGTGTGCTGACTGGGTGGCTTGCTTCGCTTGCCGCCGCAGTTGGCGAACTGACTGCAATTTCTAAGTAAGGAGCACATCATGTCTACAGCTACTCTTCAAGCCCTCGCTGTGCGCGCTGGCATTCATTTCATGGGCGTTAATGCCCAACTACAAGACGTGGGTGCATCGCAATCACTTCGCATCGCCAATGACGGCATGTTCGCCTGTGACGCACAGCCCAGTCTGGTCACGGTAAGCAACGCAGGCATCCCCGCGTTCCTGTCAACCTTCATTGATCCCAAGTTAATCGAGGTTCTGGTTTCACCGATGAAGGCGGCTGAGGTCGTTGGCGATGAAATCAAGAAAGGCGACTGGGTAACTGAAACCGCAATGTTCCCAGTTGTTGAGTCAACCGGCGAGACATCAGCATATGGCGACTACAGTGAAAATGGCGTGGCTGGTGCAAATACCAACTTTCCGAACCGTCAGAGCTTCCACTACCAGGTTATGAGCCAGTGGGGTGAGCGCGAACTTGAGAAAGCCGGTCTTGCAAAGATCGATTGGGCCAACCGTATCAACATCGCTGGCGCTCTGACTCTGAACAAGTACCAAAACAAAACGTACTTCTTCGGCGTTGCTGGTCTGGAAAACTACGGCCTGCTGAATGATCCGACTTTGCTGGCCGCAATCGCACCAACCACCAAGACCGCTGGCGGCACTACATGGGACGTTGCAACCGGCCTCGAAGTTGTTGCCGATATTGCGAAGCTGTTCAAGCAAGCGCAGACCCAGGCTAACGGTTTGATCGATCTGGAAACGCCAATGACCTTGGCAATGTCGCCACTGTCTGAGGCTGTCGGCATGACCAAGCCTAGCGTGTACATGAACACCAACGTGCGCGAATATCTCAAAACGCTGTATCCGAACATGAAGATCAAAACAGCGCCCGAGTATTCAACCGCATCAGGCGAACTGCTGCAACTGATTGTCGACGAGCTCGACGGCCAGCGCACGGCTACCACGGCATTCACCGAGAAAATGCGCGCCCACCCGATCGTCGTAGGCTCTTCCAGCTTCAAGCAGAAGAAGTCGCAAGGCACTTGGGGTACAATCATCTTCCGGCCTTTCCTTATCACCCAGATGATCGGAGTTTAAAAATGGCTCAAATTACAATCGGATGTAAGTTGCCGCATGGCCTAGTGTTGGAGCACCCAACAGCGGCATCGGCAAAGCCAGTGACCATTAACGGCTCAAACAAGGAACTGATCATCGGGTCGGGTTATGGAACAACCCAGGTTGATGCTGAGTTCTGGAAGGCATGGAAAGAGGCGCACAAAGGATTTGCCGCGCTGGTATCTGGCGCGATCTTTGAATCGGGAAATGCCGCGTCAATTTCTTCGGCTGCAAAGGAAGTCGAAAATGAGAAGACCGGCTTTGAACGGATGCCACAGAAGGCCATGGGCATTAAAAAACGGTCTGAGGACTAAGGGTTATGACCGCCGTTGTTTTTAACCCGACGACATTCAAACTCAGATACCCTGAGTTTGCGGCGGTCGCTAATGATTTGCTTGCCTTGTTTTTTGACGAGGCGACGCTTTACATGGACAACTCGGACACGAGCATTGTTCAGGACATACCAAAGCGTACCACGCTACTCAATATGCTGACGGCGCACGTCACAGCATTAAGCGGCGCGACTGCTGCCGATGGACAGCCAAAGCCAGTTGGACGCATTGCATCGGCCGGGGAGGGATCCGTTTCTGTGAGTCTTGAATACACGGCACCGGGAACTATGGCATGGTTTGTGCAGACTCAATATGGAGCCGCATTTTGGCAAGCCACATCCAATCTTCGCGGATTCCGGTATTTTCCGAATCCGACGACTTGGTGACATATGGCTGAAATCGGATTCTCAGGCGGTGACAAATTGGCAAAGTATCTTGCTGATGTTGCCGCGTCGGTTGAATCTGCCCACAAGCTGTCTGTAGGCTTCATGTCAGGCGCAACATATCCAGACGGCACGAAAGTTGCATATGTGGCTGCGATCAACAACTATGGCGCACCGGGGCGTAATATTCCTCCGCGCCCGTTCTTTTCTGGAATGGTTGAACAAAAATCACCGGGCTGGGGCGCTCGGCTCGGTGCGGCTTTGAAATATACGGAATTCAACGGCAAAAAGTCGCTTGAATTTATCGGGCTTGAGATTGCTTCCGATCTTCAAGAGTCAATCATTGAGAATGACATTGCGCTTAGCCCAATCACTGTAATGCTGCGGGGAATGCGATCACAAGGAGTCGAGGTAACGGGTAAGACCGTGGGCGAGGCCGCTAAACGTGTAGCCAATGGCGATGAAAATTATGGCGCATCAACCAAACCGCTCGTGGATACTAGCCATATGCTTAATTCAGTACAATATGACGTTGATGATGAAATTCATGATGTGCCGGAACAAGGCGGCGCTCAATGAACCTGCATAACATCACATCGGGCGCGCTTTCAAGCATTGTCCCGCAAATAGCCGTCACCGTGCTTGTATCGTCTGGCTATACGGTCGCGGCTGATTTTTCTCAAGTGCCTACATACGCAGCTCCATTGCCCACGTTCGGGCGCATTCAGCCACTCGATACCCAAGACTTGAAAAAGCTTGATGGGTTGAATATCCAGGGCATCACTCAAAAGCTTTATATCAATGGAAATTTTGAAGGCGTCTTTCGTGTACTTGGCAAGGGCGGCGACTTGATTCAATTCGGCGGACGAACCTACCTTGTAAGCGCCGTTTTAGAGCGGTGGGCGGACTGGTGTTCGCTTGCATTAACGATGCAGGTTGACTAATGGCCGACATCTTGCCAAGCGTTACAGAAACACAGGCATTTACCGCATTGGGAACGGTTATTAAATCCGTTGTTGGGTGCCCTGTTATTCGCGCCCAAGTTAACCGGACGGCCATGCCGGTTGGCGATTTTATCGTAATGACTCAAAAATCATTCATGCGATTAAGCACTAATGTCGTTAAATCAACGAGCACAACTAAAACAATGATGCAGCCCGTTAAGTGGTCGATCCAGATTGACTGCTATGGAGCATTAGCCGCTGATCGCGCGACAGCTATATCAACGATACTTCGTGATGAGTACTCTGCTGCACAATTCACTGCATTGGGTTATGATATGCAGACATTATATGCGGATGACGCACAGCAGATGCCATTAATCAGCGGAGAAGAGCAATATATTGAGCGTTGGACTTTTAACGCTATTTTGCAACTTAACCCAGTGCTGACTGTAGCGCAGCAAACAGCGAATGCATTAACAGTCGGAATCATCAATGTTGAAGCCACCTACCCGGCATAAGAGAGGAACACAATGTCATCAATCCCGGCCAGTAATTATGTGCAAGTCAATCCAGCCGTTGTTGGTGCGGGCGGTTCCGCTCTTGACCTTAACGGCATCCTATTAACCGCTGACACGTCGATCCCGATTGGTACTGTGCAGCCGTTTTACACTGCTGATTCAGTGACTAGCTGGTTTGGTGCATCATCCGTCGAATCTGCAATGGGTATTTCATACTTCAAGGCAGATGATAACAAGACCAAAACGCCGGGGCTGATGTATCTCGCGCAATACAACGCGGCCGCTGTATCTGGGTATCTGCGCTCCGGGTCTCTGGCGGCCGTCACCCTTACTGATCTTCAAGCATTGAGCGGGACGCTGACAATCACGTTCGCGGGTTCTGCGCTGACGTCGGCCACCATCAACCTTTCGTCTGCTACGTCATTCAGCAACGCAGCCACCTTGATTCAGGCATCGTTCACCACGCCGCCATTCGCAGTGACATATGACGTTCTACGGGCTGCATTCGTGTTTACTTCAACGGCGACTGGTATGGCCGAGACAATCACGTATGCCACTGGCACGCTTGCCGTTGGATTGCTGCTTACTGCCGCTACAGGCGCTGTGCTTTCTCAGGGTGCCGATGCAAATACACCGGCGGGTATGATGTCGTCAATCATCAATCAAACCCTTAATTGGGCGACATTTACTAGCACTTTCGAGCCAGTTGCGGCCGATAAAGAGGCGTTCTCTCTGTGGGTAAATTCTCAGAATAACCGCTTCGCTTATATCGGGTGGGACACATCGGCCACGGGAACGATTGTTCCAGATACCACAAGCTGGATCGCGCTGGTCAAAGCTGCTGGGTACTCGGGCACGATGGGTGTATATCTGGATTATCTGCACGCTGCGTTCTGTATGGGCGTTATTGCAGCGCTTGACTTTAACCGAACAAATGGACGCAAGACCCTAGCGTATAAATATCAATCTGGACTGACTGCCTCTGCTAGTAGCATAACAACCGCTAACAACCTTGAGGCTAATGGGTACAACTACATCGGCAATGTAGCAACGGCAAATCAAGGATTTGTGTTCCTGTTCCCCGGCTCAATCACTGGCCCATACAAGTTCGTCGATTCATACGTGAATCAGGTATACCTAAACAGCCAGTTCCAGCTTGCGCTGTTGACGTTGCTCACATCCGCTGGGTTCATTCCATACACGTCCGCTGGGTATACCCAAATCCGCCAATCATGCATGGTGCCCATCAACCAGATGCTTAAATTCGGCGGCATTCAGCCTGGCGTAACTCTTTCGGCGGCTCAGGCTAGCGAAGTTAACACACAGGCCGGGGTTGATATTGCCACCACGCTTGGTCAGATTGGCTGGTACTTGCAGATTCAGGATGCTACGGCACAGGTTCGCGGCGTCCGTGGCTCGCCGCCTATGACATTCTGGTACATGGACGGTGGATCAGTTCAACGAATCAATCTCGCGTCGATCGCGGTCCTTTAAGGAGCAATGAATAATGTCCACACTCAGTAATTCAAACAGCGTTCTAATGCTTCAAGTGACGGGTCTATTTCCCGTGCCTATCGAGATTCAAGGATTTTCCTTGGACGATATGTTTACGGTTCCCGATGTGGTGTCGGGTGAATTCATGATGGGCGTAGACGGCAAGCTGTCTTATGGTTATGTACCGTATGAAGTTCCGCTAGAATTGACCTTGCAGGCTGATTCAGAGTCGAATCTAATCTTTGATACCCTTGTTGGCGCTGAATCAATATCAAAGGACAAATATCGGATCGACTTCACCATTCTAGTTCAGGGCACGTCAACGCTGTACGTGTTCACTAACGGCGCATTGGGTACGCATAGCCCAATCCCGGCAGGCAAGAAATTATTGCAGCCGCGAAAATTCTCTATGACTTACGAGTCAATCAAAGCGATGCCGGTGTAATTATGGCGCGTAAAACAGCAACAGTTATCATTGATGGAAAAGGGCGAGACAAAGGCAAAGTGTTTTTGCTGACTGAAATGTCAGCAGATGCCACAGAGCAGTGGGCCATTCAAGCATTTCTTGCCCTCTTGAATACCGGCGTCGAACTGCCCGACGGAATGGGAATGGATAACATGAGCATGGAGGTGATCGCTCGGCTTGGTCTTAAGGCCCTTGGCGGATTGCCATTCGATGCAGCCAAGCCATTGCTGGACCAAATGTGGGAATGCGTTCAGATTATCCCGGACCCTAAAAAGCCGAATGTGATGCGTAATCTTATCCCAGAAGACATTGAAGAGGCGTCCACCAAGTTTCAATTGAGAAAGGAAATATTCTCATTGCACACGGATTTTTTTACCGCAGGCGCGGAGTAGATTATGGGCCGCCGCCCATTCCTAACTCGCGCCTATTGGAATATACCAATATCCCACGAACAATCGGGCTGGTTATTTCTCATAAAATGGCAACCCTCCATGAGCTACAGACGGTTTATGGATTAGAAGATGTGTACAATATGATTGAGGTCATCATGATCGACAATTATAATGAGCGTGAAACCAGCAAAACAAATGGGGGGTGATTAATGGCAACTGTTATCGACTCCCTGCTAGTCACATTAGGTCTTGACGCCACTAAATTCAAAACCGGCTCGGTCGAAGTCGGCAAGGCTCAGAAAAATCTAGCTAATCAGAATCGCGTTGATGCAAAAGAACGGCAAGAGATCGACAAAAAGCGCGATACAGAGCAGCGCAAGCACGCCAAGGCGCTCAATGAACAGGCGAAAAGCAATGAGGAATCATTGCGCAAGGTGGGCTATCAAGCACTCAAGATAGCCACACTGTTCACCGGTGGACTGGGTATGCTGGCATTCGCACGCAATACCCTAATCACCGGCGCGAACTTGTCGCGTATGTCGTCTAATCTAGGCATGTCAGCTAAGGAGATCAGCGGCTGGGGTACCGCCGCCCGTAATGCTGGGTTCTCTATTGAGGGCATGAAGTCTAGCTTGATGGATGCCAATACACAGCTTGGATCATGGAAGTCTGGTCTAGGTTCTTCGTTGGTTGGCGGATATAAGACGCTGGGAGGAGACGATAAACATGGCGAACTAAATAATGCCGAGTCGTTCAAGCTGGCTGAGGCGAGACTAATCAAGCGGCTTGTCGCCAAGAATGGCGAACAAGTAGCGCTTGCCCAGGTTCAGCACTGGATGCCGGGAACCTCTATAGAGGAGTTCAACTTTCTCAAGCAGGGCGCGACGGCTGTTAAGGCTCAGGTTGACAGCCAGGCTAAGCTATCCGGCATCACGCAGAAATCAGCCGAACAGATGGCGAAGATGAACGCGCAACTCGGCACTCTCAAGGATCAATTTCAAGGGGTCGGAACTGAGATTCTGGTGTCGTTGATTCCGGCAA